TCTACTTCTACTACTGACTCATCATTGAAAGATACGCGCAGATTTATTTTCATGTTAAGAAGTCGCTCTCGTTACAGTGCCAGAAGTCGGCCAGGTCACGCTAAGCGTGGCGATGTCGCCGGTGCTGCTCGCGAATGGACTGTAACTATTTACAAGACATGTCGCGGTATATGACGGATTTGTAGAACTTACAGTGCTTGATGTTGGTGTAATAACAACAGTTGCAAGTGTGTTGAATAGTGGGAATAAGGTTGCATCAACTGAAGATGCACCGAAGTCCTGCATGAATGAAAGTGTTAAAGAACCTTGCTTTAAACCACCAATTTGTGAACGCCATTCAGATCCAAATGCAGTTGTTTCCAATGCATCTGCTTCTAGTGAAAGTTCAACAGAATTAAGGTTGGTCGAAAAGTTAGTTCCATTGATCGTGATCTTGTAATCAGTGGCTGCGAATTTCGCCATTTGTTTTTGCTCCTAGTCTGCGTAGCAGAGAACTATGAACTCTGCTCCTAAGTATTTTACATCACCAACAGAGACAGAAGAATAAGTTCTCATTTCACTTACTCTAACGTCAAATGCCGCACCATCCAATGTCTTATCACTTTCAACCGCTAATTTGATTGAACTTGATCCAGTTGATGAACAGTATGCATCAATCTTATTCTGACTTGATCGCTCTGAAACTAATCCAACCAGAACTGTAACGGTAAATCTATACTCTTGCATACCCCGGCCAAAAGCACTGTCATAACTAATGCCATCTGGGGTAACAATTGCAACTGGTGGATTTGGGTTATCTGGAATTGTGGCAGCAGTACGAAGACCTGTAATAGTTGCCAGGTTTGTAGCAATGCCAGTACGCAGTTCTGAAAGGCTTGCCATTAGACCAAGTTTCGCATTCTTCGATAAGGGCTAACAAGTTGTGCAACATCTGGATCGAGATCGCGTGTAACTTGAATTGCGCCAAGTTCCCCAAATCCGGCCACGCCGAGTGGCGAGTCTAAGCGTTTGAAAATTCTTGATGCCTGGATAACGCATGCCTGGGTGATTGCACTTGGAACTGAAGACCAGCCAAAAACGCCAGTTACTTTTACAAGTGCCTGTTCTGAAAGAACTGGGAATGCGTAATCACCAACTGCGCGAATGCGTGTATAGGGAATTGGTAAACCATCTGCGATGCCGTTTAGTGGTTCAAGTTGATAATCGGTTACGGTCCAGGTGTTATCCCAGGTTCCATCATCGTTTGGATCTGTTTGGAGTGTGATTGCAGTTCCGGCTAAATCATCGATCTGTACAACTTCCCAATCATCGGCTGCATATAAACGTGTTGCAGTTCCAGCAGAATAAAATGATCGCATGGCATGGCCATCGATGGCGCGAGATGCAGACTCAACTGCCATCTCTAATAAAGAATCATCAACGGCATCTGTAATTCTTAGTGCCGCCTTCACCTGATTTAATGTTGCGTATCCATTGGTGATTGCCACAAAAACTCCTATAAAAGTCTGTTCCAATTCTACGGCAGAATAATGAAAGGCCCCAGTGCAATACCGGGGCCTTTAGACTAATCGATATTAGCACGAACTAGATCAATTGTTTCCTGCGGCACTGGATTCTTTTGGAAGAATTCATAACGTTCTTCTATTCGCTGACGGGCCTTCAACATTGTGATCAAGTCGTAAGTGGTGTTTATCCAATTGACTTCTTCGCCTTGGTCATATTCCCATTGGCGAACTCCAAGAAGAATTTCGGTTAATTGCTCGGCTAGTTCGATTGCTTCGCCTATTTGTTCAGATACTTTCATTACTACTCCATTTCGCTTATGTGTTTTTCGCCGTAATAAAGTGAACATCTACAAGTTTCGTTGCAGCATTCACAAAAGTTTTCGGTTTCAATGCCGATTAGGTATTTCTTAAGTTCCGAGTTGATAAGTGTTGTATGGGCTTCACAATAGGCAACCCATTTGCCACCTTCTTCGCTGACTCCAAGTTCTTCAGCCTTGTAAATGCTGGCTTTCATAACTACTCCTAGATCCATTCAAACCGGCCGAAGAACCGGCTCCAAAATTCAGACCACCAGAACCAAACCATCCTGATCAGCCCCTTTCAACACCTTCAGTATTGCATAGTGTTATACAGAAGTCAAGTCTAAATTCCCCTTTTGTTTATGAGCCATTGCATCAATTTGGCCCGACATTCGGCTTCATTTGGTACCCAGTGGCCGGCATATTCATAATCGACATCTACATCCAGGGTCGCATCGTATTTGGCTCCAGATAGGGCTGTACCTAGCCAGAAGGCCCAGTCATCCGATGGGGCAATCGATTGATCAAATGGCTGGCGTTCCCATAACCATCGCTTGAACGGGGATCCGCATGGAATCATGTTCGCACGCATCGAAAGAATCTCTTCAGGGTTAGTTGCAATTGGTGTCCACAGTTGGCCGGTGTCATATTGAAAACCCAGGGCCAAGACATCACCCTGGCTAGTGTCGATTTTGTCTAAGGCATGTGGCCGATACTTATCATCAATCCCGATCCAGGCAATCCAGTCAGTGTTGCAATTTTCAACTGCTCGGTTCATCATGCTGGAATATTCGAAATCGCCAGACCAGCCAATTACCTTGATGCCATCAAGATCAAGATCGTCAATAACTATTTGATCCCACAGAACTAGAACTACTTCATCAGGTTTACGATTTAATGCGCGAACAGATTGGATCCAATTTGGAATCTTCTCCGGGTATCCATGACAGATACCAACTACGCCAAGACTAACCGCCAAAATGTTTCGCCTGCCTTATCAATCATGTTTTTTAGAACTTCTGGTTCATGCCAGTCTTCAACGCTAGTAAGTCCAACAAAATCGTTCATGTGTGTTTTGCATCCGGCCAACACTGCTTCCATCGCAGTTCGACATTCTGACTCGAAGGCCAGTGGCAAATGTACAAACCATTCTGATTTGGTTAGATCTCGAAGTACATCTTCCCTGGGTGAATCTTTATGAACGATCAACGGCAACTTCTGCTGCGCTGCCCAGAACTTGGCTGAAAGTAATCCCTTCAATGGATGATTGCGGCCTGCCCAAACTGCCTGGGTGAACTTGTCAGTTCCAAGTTCAATTTCAGATGTGTCGAAATATGAAAGTACCTGACCAGTTCGCTTCGGCCTAGTCCACAACAATTCGCGCATCATGTGAGCAGGCGTATGGGTTACAAACATTCTGGAATCATCGATCAAGAACTTCAGGCTGTAACGCTGGGTTTGCAAGTGATGTACAAAAACAAATGGTTTGTAGCCACTTAAAAGCATCAACTGCTGATCAGTAAATGCATCAGTTCCAGTCACAATTACCGAATCGAATTCTTCGGGATCAATCCAGGTATTTGGGCCAACTGTTGTAATGTCCATATTTGCTGGGGCTTGTTTTCGGTACTCATAATCCGACATTTCGGCACCACCGACAAAACGGCCCGAAAAAAGCCCGTTAAGGCCCTTTTCAGACGTTTTTGTGTCGTTCTCTAGGTGATGTGTGTACCAGCCGATTTTCATGCCTTAGAACCCCGTTCTAGGGCCTTTTCTCTTAAGATCTCCAGGGCCGGTTTCCAGTCACGTTCAAATACAAGATCTGCATCGTAGTTCTTAGCAAAATCAATTGCCTTCTGGGATCTGCTCCGGCCTGCCTGGTAAGCCGCTTCCATTGCTTCAACTATTTTTGGCACGTTTGGAATATTGAAGAATGACTGTTGTGGTGCATCCCATAACGGTTGCCCTTCAACTAACCAGCCATCGCCAACTAATTCCCTGGATGCCGCGAAGTCAGAAGCGATCACGCGAGTTCCACAAGCCTGGGCTTCAATTGTTGGAATACCAAAACCTTCACCATAAGAAGTTGCTAGAAGTACATCCATCGCTGTATAAATCGATGCAACGGCTTCTTGACTAATTCCAGATCTGTACATATACGGATCAATAATTGAAATGTTTTCAGGCTTAATTCCAACTGCTGTAATTAGATCTGCAAACTTAATACCACCAAATGCACCAAGTAAATCTGTATGCAAATACAAAACTACGTCATCATGCATTTGAGCGAAGATTGAAAATGCAAGAAGGTTTTCACCGAATGCTTTTCGGTTTGGCATGATGCCCTTATTGGCTGCATTCATACCAACAACAAATTTGTCTTCTGAAATCTTCATGATCTCGCGGCCAACTTTTGCATTGCCAGGTTTAAAAACCTTTTCAATTGCATGTGGGATGTATAACGCTTCTATGCCATCGTTTTGAAGCATTGCCTGGCCATATTGACTCATTGCAATTGGTGTTACAAAATCTTGCGAACACCATTTTGAAACTCCTGGCGGTGCTGGCATGTGATCAATTGGAACCCAACTAGCAACATTCCAATCGGCCCAACGTGGACCTTTAAAAACCCAGACATCGTAAAGCGTAAACAAAATGTTTGGAATATCTTTGTTGCCCTGGCTCCAGTGGTGCATGTGAGCAGGCACAACGTCATTTGAATAAAGTTCTGCGCCGCGTTGATAGATCGGGATGCCATCCCAATCAGTGTTTGAACCTTCTAGGCCGTAGTTGTTGAAGATCGCAACTTCGTGGCCTTCGGCTTTAAGTCTTTTGGTGACTTGCGCTGTTTGTGTTCCGTAGCCGGTTTCGGCCCAGGGTGCGTTTGAGTTCCATCCGATTCTAATTGGTGAACTACTCCGGCCCTTACTAGAAACTGCCCCAGTTCGTCTGGCACTTCCATTGGACTGTTGTTTACTAGGATTACCACTTTTACCCACCTTTTCTCCTTTGTCGCAGGTTCCCTAAGCGTAATCGAAAAAAGTTCAACACGCCAGTAATTTGCTAATGTTATACAAAAATGTTAAAATCTAAATATGAAGATCACAAGAATTAAAAGTGATAGCGAAAGTAAAACCCCAGTTCCCCCAGTTGATGGCAAATGTGAAATCTGCAAAAGAGATGTAAACACCTGGGCTGGAATATCTAAAGGATTATTTATTTGCCACCATTGCAAAAAGGCCGGTAAATAAGTAAACCCCCGGAAGAAGCCTGCGCTCTCCATCCGGGGGCCTACATTTATTTCCTAGCGATTAGGAAGCCGCACCTGCAAAATACTTGATGTGGCTGGTTTGTGGAAGATTTCCATCAACGCGGAATGTTGCCTTGAAAGTTACAAGGTCATTTGCGAATGCGTAATCATCCGAACGATCTAGGCGAAGACCGCCAACAGAACGAACCATGTATGAAGGCAAGTGACCGAAGATCACTGACTTCGCGCTAGTTGCTGGTGATGCCATTGCTGGGTTTTCGTAGATTGGGAAACCAAGCAATAGATCGCGTGCTTCTGCTGAAAGTGATGGACTGAATAGGTATTGACCTGCATTGTCCTTCAACTTACGAACTGCTGCGATGCTGCTTGAGTTCATCTGGAAACCAACACCTGGTAGGCGGCGGCCTGCTGTATTAACGCTGTAAACAAGATCGATGATGTTGTCTGCTGTGAATGCGCCAGATACGGCAGTTCCACCTGTGATGCCTGAACCAGCAGCAGTAACGATACCTGTTGGCTGGGTTGTACCAGTTCCGACAGTTAGAGCGTTGTTTACTGCGTAGCCCATTGCATTACCAGTTTGTTCTGCAAGGAAACCAAGTACATCTACGCCTGCATCTTCGATCATTTCACGAGAGATTTGGGTTAAGAATGAATACTTGAAAGCACCTAGAGTAACGAAAGCGTTGAATGATGGATCGCTTTCACCGATTAGTGCTGCTTCAGAAGAAACAGTTCCGGTACTCCAGCCTGCCTGTGATGGGATTTGTAGGTTTTCGCCACCGGCAGTGTTAAGAACTGTTGAAGTTTCTAACATTGGACCAACTAGGCGAGCCTGCATGATTACACGATCGTAGAAAGAAGTTGGAACTGGTGCGCCAGTTGAACTCTTTAGTACATCGCGCTTTTCGAAGTTGTAAGAGCGAAGATCGCCACGAACTAATGAGCGGATTAAATCTGCTTCATCGTTGCCACGAACTACTGCTGCTTCTGCAACTTCACCTTCGAAGCCCTTCATGGCTTCTAGTGCGCGTTCTTCACGATCTGCAACTGCTTTGATCGATTCGATTGTTGCTGCACGAGCATCGATGTCTTCCATGATGCGGCCGTACTTTTGATTTTCTTCGGCTGATAGATCGCGCTTTTCTGATGCTGCTGCATCTAGCAATGCCTTGGCTTCTTCCCAAGCCTTTGCGCGTGCTTCAACCTGCTGACGTAAGTAGTCAGACATGTTTACTCCTATGGATAATTTGAATTTTTAAAATCTGTGTGGCTCCACAACAGATAAGCGCGATGGCGGCTCCGCACAATCGTTAATAAATATTATTCCACAAGAATTAAGTGGTTAGCGTGTTTCAGTTGGCTTAACTACGCGCTGTTCTTTAACCGGGTTAAATTCTTTAACTTCTTTTGGCTCGATCTCTTCGGCAATTGCTTTAGCAATCTCATCAGCCATTTCAGCAAAAGCACCTGAATCTGGATTGCCAACTGCTTTAAGGTAAGCCTTCTTAATTTGTTCAATGCTCATTAAAACGCCTTCATCATTAGATCAAGTTGCTTTTTCTTTAGTTCAAGAAGTTCTGCACTGAATTCTGGCTGCGGCTTATCTTCACGCAACTTAGATACAACTTCGTTCAGAATGTCTGCCTGTGTATCACTTAAAGTCTGGCCTTCTTCAAGTTTTAGAAGTGCATCGGCTAGTGAGTCTGCATCAACTGCTGTACGAGTTGCCAGGATGTCAATTGTGCGTACATCTGCTGTTGTGGCTTCATAAGCCGGGAATCCCGTCACGATTGAAACTTCATGAATTCGGATTTCATGCAGTTCGCGTGTTAAACCATCTGAACTCCAGCGATCGCCGCTAGGTGGAACGCTAAATCCAAAAGACATTTTTGAAACATCGCCACGCTGCATCAATACAGATAAATCGCGGCCAACTGTTGTATCTGGAAGTTTGGCTTCGGCTAATAGGCCAGTTGAATCTTCAGTAAGTTTTAAGGTTCCAGAACGGGTGGATGCAAGAACGTGATCCATATTGTGGTTCATGAACATCTTTACTTCATTACGAGTTTTTAGCGAACGCTTAAATGCACCCTGGCGGATGTACTCGGTAAATGGAAGTGGTTGCGATGGTGAATCGAAGACTGCGGCATATCCGCGAAACGTCATTTTGTCTGAACTGGCTTCGCCTTCAAATTTAATATCGAATGCTGTCGGGCTAGTTCTGTGTTCAACGGTCTTCAAAATTTCTCCGTTCATAATTCTTATGTTCTATTCTGGCATAAAAAAACCCCCGATGTTGTATCGGGGGCATTTCGCTTAGTAGGTGCCTGGCGCACTTTCATATTCTGGCTTTCCGGTAAATTCTCCGCCTATGAATTGATAAGATTCTTTACCTTTTGACCACCAGCCATATTCACTGCTTTTTATTTTTCTTTTGAATGGCTTTCCAACTTCTTCTTCGGTTGGCCAAACTGCAACAACTGATGGATACGGACTTTCACCGAAACTCCGTTGTTTACCCAACTCCTGATAAGTCACCCAGCCAGTCTCGCTGACACCAACGACTTTGTAGAACTCATAAAACGTGGCATCGTAACCATAGGATGTGTAAACGATCTCACCAACAACCGGAACTTTTCCTGTCATCTCTACTCCAATCTCTTACAGTTAAAGTATTACAGATTGTTATACAGATGTCAAATTAAAAGGCTTCTGGGAACAAGGATTTTGCCTGATTTTCGGTAATCTCTTCAATTGAAGGCTCACCACTGGCCAAATATTCGAACAAAAGTTCGGTTTTTTTCCAGGTACTTTCGGCCTTATTCCAGACATCCTGAACATAATCAGATTCGGCTAAATTCCATCGATAAATCGTGATTACGCTGTCATCATTGATCGATAACTTAGCAAAATATTTCATTTTTCACCCCTAGTTCAGTCTAATCTTTGTGATGGCGGTTGTAAAACTGGCCTGCTGATTGTTGCCAATAAATCTAGGTTTGATGGGGTTTGTACATTTACCCAATTATTGGCCATTTGTTGCTCTAGTTCATATTTCATTGCTAATGGTGTAGTCGATAAACGGTGTATTTGATATAAATCGTTGTTCTTTGTCTCTTTAAGGCTGTAACTGCCTGGAGTGTGGAATTGAAGTTCAAACTTTTGACCTTCTGGAGAAGTCACTGTAACATTTACACCTTTGTAAATATTGTTTTCTTGCCAATAGTTTTTAACATTGGTTTTATAACCTTCTTGATTTAAAACATCAATCGTATTTTTTACACCACCGGCATAACTTTGTTCATCCAGTTGCATGGTGTACCGAATTGAATCGCCAATATCTGCGGCTGCGGCCTGATTATCTCCACCAAATTCGTCTCTGGCCTTATCTCCAATTTTGCGCTCTAATGATTCAACTGTTTTTAGTCGATTCTTTAATCCAATCAATTCCGCGCCATTTGCAGTTGCAAGATCTTGTACTTGTTTTGTTATTTGTGGCTCTAGGGCAGTTGCTTTTTCAAAAACTTGTTGTGCTGCTTTACCTGCGGTAAGTTTTGAAATGCCACCGCCACGACCGCCACCATGCGACTTTTGTGCATGCTTACCGGGAAGGTGCCGAAGGATATTTTGCGCTGCCTGTGCTTTCGGATGAACTCGAACTTCTTCAGTAAAATATTTTTGATAAGCCGGATCTAATACTTCTAATGGATTGTCTGGATTAAGACTTATTGCTCGATCACATGCCTGAGCAAACGCATATCGTTCTTCATATTTTTTAAAATATGTATTGGAAATTATGGCTGCGGCGCGACTAAATTTATATTGGTTCATAGTAACTCGTTATATTGTGGAACTACTACTGCACTTCTATTTAAAATAATATAGTGAGTTTCAGATTCGTTATGTTGTCTAACTATCCCATCAAATCCTAAAAATATTGCTGCTTGTGATGCATCTTTTTGCAAGAAGTCAAATGCCGCACTTTCGTAACCAACTTCTCTACCATACCTATATAAATAACTTGTGATATTAGATTCATGAATAAATTTGGCTTCGGGTCTAATTGCCATTGACATAACTTTTCCACCTGGTTCACTTTCAAGCATGGAATATCCTATTGCTGTATCTCTGCTTTCACTAACATAGGTTCCATTGCCATAGTATCCCCCACCGACAAAATGTTTATCGCCATTTCTGAATTCAGCAGTCATTTCCTCTGTTGGCTTTCTATCGCTTGGTTCAAATCCTCGATACACAACAACGGCACCATCTTTTTTTAATTCTTCAAACTCGGCACTTGAAACACTTGGTTTATCGTTATAACCAAATTTTTCATAAGATTGCGCTAAGGCTTCACGTTCAGGCAATTCATTATTTTGTTCTATCCAGGCAGCATCAGGTAATCCTGGCTGTGGTTCATGTTTCACATAAGGCCTGCGGACTTCTTCATACATTCCAGATGGAAGATTAGATTTACCTTTTCTTCCCCCGGCATGTTTTTTTTGATCATGTTTGCTAGGTAAATGCCGGATTATTCTTTCGGCTGCTTGCCTTTTGTCGCTAAGATCTTTTTCGCTAACTCCGCCGACAGTGCTTCGATCTCTTCGTCTGTCATCTCGGAGATGTCCGGGATCTTCACTATGTCGATTGGTTCTGATGTCACCTGTGCCGCCTGTTCCTATTTCTTCAAAATTGACCACATCCCAAATTGAGATCTGATTTCGTTCTTGTCCTGCAATAATCGCTTCGGTTCTATCTAAAATGTTTTGAGATACATCTAGGTAAACTTGGCCATCTTCTGTATTGTGCCAGATTCCTAGGTAATTGTCATTTCCCGAAAGTTCTTTTTTATTCTTTTTAAAATAACTGGTTAAAATCCCGGTTATTTTGGTTTCATCATAAAAATCCTCGGCCGAAACAATATCGCCTAAATCTGTGCCTTTTGCAACCATATAACCTGCAACTGGTTCATTGCCAGACAACATGTTTACTGATAATCCACCATTGGCTTTAACTTTTTCAAGTACCGATTGTGCTAATTTGCTTGAAATCCGGCCACCGCCGCCGCCATGTGTCTTTTGATTATGTTTTCCAGGCAGATGGCGTTCTTCATTACGGATGCGTTCAACTACACCTTCGGCATAATTCATTGCAGCCTTGGCTTTAGTCTTTGATGGCCCAGATCCCCACAATAAATGTGCAACTACTCCGGCAGATGGATAGTTTGGATGTTGTGGATCTGCTTCTGGTGAATCAAGATCGCCCAGGTGTCTAGCAATCCAGGCAGCAATTCGAACCCACTTATCATCTGACACTTCGCCAGATGCCATTTTTCGTGCTTCGTTGATTGTTTGTTGCTTTAGGCCATCGCCACCCTTGCCTTCTTCAACGTACTGAAGTCCACGCCTGGCTGCTGCTCGCATATATGCAGGTGCATCTTGATTGATCGCGCGATTTAAATCTTGATCATCTTCATCATCTTGAATATTATCTTCATCATTTGAATTATCATCTGGCACTTCAAATTTTGATAATGGCGCAAATGTCTTTACAACAAATCGATCAGTGCCAACAAGTGTTGTGCCATCTAATACATAAACACTAATTTTGGCTAATGGTGCATCTTGTGTAGCAACTGGAGTCGCTCCAAGTTGATCCACGACCACCCCATAGGTCGAAATAAAGGTAATTAAGCCGTATTCGGTATGCCCAGCGTTGTCCCAGAAGACCCAATCGCCAACTTCTAGTTCTTCATTGAGCGCACGCTTGCCCCCAGGCTTTACCTTTTCAGCCAGGCTAACTGCAACCATTTGTTTAATTGCTCCGGCTTTAGTTGCATGGCAACCAATAACATCGCCATTAGCCTTAACTGTGGCCCAGCCAGAACAATCTTTTCCTTTGTCTGTAATGAAATATGGCATTAGTACATCGTCTGCCTTAGAAAACTAATAATGTGTCCTGATTTTTCACTAATCGCATAAAGTGACTCACCAGGATTTAAAGTAATTGTGATGCGTTCTAATTTTTCTAAACGTAAACCGCCAAGCACTTGTACATTACCGTCACCGATATAAACAGCCTGCGTGTTGTCATTATTTGAAATGTGTAGAACTGTTGGATTTGTGGACTGCCCATCAATTTGAGTAGGTGTCAAACCAACTGTTATCTGCCCCGATGATAATGCCACTATTCGGCCTTATAAACCGCTTGCGGATCTTCCGGATCAATCTGGGCAACACCTTGTAACTGAACCGATGGAACGCCAGAATGTGTAATAGGTGGAAGTCCTAGGCTTTGAAGAACAGAAGCAGGATCAAACCCACTAAGAATAAGTTTCTGGGCCATAGTAACTTTTTTGTCGGTTTCAACGAGTGAAGCAGCAGCCAGATCCACGTTAGCCAGAGGTACGCGATAAACGTCACCACCTGTAACAGGTCGGAGATCTTCGAACCTTCTGATGTCATTTGTTGAATAAAATCCTGCTTGTGCGCCAATTGAGTATCCTTGCATGCGAGTTTGAAAGTCACCGCGTAGAAGGCCATCAACGTTTATGCGTAAGAATTCTCCGTTTGGTAACAATGCTGAATAAGCATCTTCGAGTTTAGCAATAGTTGGGCGCAAGGTATGGATAACGAAGTTAATGGAATTCTGTTCAACTGATGCATAAGACATTGATCCGGCAGTTGTAACACCAACCATGTGTGGTGGAACCCGGAAGATTCGGCAAATCTCTTCAATCTGTAATCTGCGAGATTCAAGCATCTGGGCTTCATCTGGATTAACTGAAGTCTTGTTGAACTTCGCTCCACCAGTTAGAACGCCAATTTTGTGTGACTTTTGAAGTCCCTTGTGGCGTGCTGAATATCCATCAACAAGATCTTTAGCCTGTTCACGATTTAGGCCAAGTGGGGTTTCAATGACACCAGAAGTAATTGCACCCTGGGCAAAAAATCTTGAAGCAAAAGACTGTAAAGCCTGGGTTAGTCCTAAGTTGTCTTTTAGTTCTTCAACTCTTGAAACACCGCGTAGTTCACCAGGCTTAGTGATTTCGGTGATGTGGATCATTTGATCCTGGCTAATTGGCCTGTTGTAATTTTCGTTGATTACGAAATACTTTTTGCCAGTTGCCTTATTGCGCTTAACTTCAACAGTTGTTGGATCTAATACAACTAAGTTTGCAACGTTGCCTGATCCATCACGATAGATGCGAACGAAGATATTTCCATCTAAGTAGTACGAAACAAGTGCCTGCTGGTAATGCTCGGAACGAAGCATTGAAATATCTGGCTTATCAACCCATGTTGGTTTTGGTCGAACTGGAACTCGTTCACCATCAATGCGCTTAAACGCATCCATTGGAAGTGTTGAGATGGTGTCTGAAATTAAAAGAATGCAGGCCCAAAATGTTGAAATTTGAAGGGCAGTATCTTGATTAACAACAGTTCCGGCTTCAGTCTTAGTTTGCCATTCACCATCGGCACCCCAAATAGCCTGGTAACTAATGGCACGTTCTTCATTAGATCCGAACAGATTTCCAAGCATTAAAACTTATCCTTTTCAATTGCAATACCGATAAGCACGCAAGTAATACCTAATGCACAAATACCCAGTGGGATGCTAACTAGCGCAGCACCTAGAGAGATTGCGAGTAAGCCAGTTATTTGCAGAATGTTGGCGATCAACGAATCTCCTAAAAACTAAAGAACTGGGGTATAACGGGTTCTTCTGAAACCGTTGCTCTATCAAATCCAATAATACTAGCAACTGCCGCATCTATTTTGCGTGGACTCGCACGATGTTCTTTAACGATGCGTGGTCCAAGTCGATCAGTCTTAACTACTGCATTCATTAAATGCCTGGCTAGTAGTGGATTTCCATCATGCGTAAGTTTATTTTCAACTACTGCATCGTAGAACTTGGCACAAGCCGGGACCATACGGCTGGCAGATGTAGATGGCCATTCAATAACTGGCAATCCTGCATTTTCTAAAACTTGCATACTGCGTTGCCATCTGAAAGGGTCGCAAGCAATTTCGCGTACATTATGACTTGCGCAGAACTGGATGATCTCATCTTCAACTTCTAGGGAATCAACGCGCCAATCATCAGAATCAGTCGGTTGTTTTTCCCAGGCTTTAACCATAAACACATGTGGCGTTTCTTCAACTGTCACGCCAACGATCACCGAAGCATCGCCTGAAAACGATCCATCGAATCCTAGAACTACTGGAACATCTGCACTTACTTCACGATCTGTGGCTAGTGGATCCCAACTACCATTTGGCAACCAGGCTGTTTGGCTGCTAACCCATTGATTGCATCGCTTAGTTCTAAATTCTGCTTCTGGTGTTTTCTTAACCATTGCTTTGAAGTCGGCTGGATCATTGATGTCGTTGTAGCCGGGATTTGCTAACTCCCAGGTTTCAGGCAATCTATGGTCTGACTCATTTTGTGCTTCCCACCAGGCCATGAAGAATGTCGGATCTTCAATTTCACCACGCGCAACCTTTTGGCCATATTGATAAAGCGAATAGGCAATCGAATCTTGACCAGTCGAGTCCGAACGAACGCCTGCCGTTGTGATGCCGATCAAAATCGGTTCCCTACGCGCACCCATACCCAACTGCATAACATCGTAAAGTTCTCGGTTTGGCGATGCGTGCAACTCATCGAAAATTGTAGTTGTTGGTGATAAACCTTCTTTTGTAAATGCTTCTGATGAAAGTGCGCGATAAATAGATCCAGTTGATGGAACTTCAATTACATCTCTATAAAGTTTGACTAATTCGAAAAGTTCTGGTTCTGCTTCAATCATTTTCTTAGCATCACCGAAAACAATTCTGGCCTGATCTTTATCGGCCGCACAAGAATAAACTTCGCCACCATTTGGACCCATGAACAATGACCATAAAGCAATACCAGATCCGATTGCAGATTTACCATTCTTTCGGGCCATGCCGATCAAGGCTGTTCTATGTACTAATTTTCCATTTGGCCCAACTGCAAATAAATCGGTTAATAATTCTTTTTGCCAAGGCCTAAGAACAATTGGCTCACCGGCTCTACCTGCAATTGTTTCTTTTGTTTGTGTACAAAACGCTTCAATGAAATCGATCGCCAATGGACCGCGTGATCGCTCTCGATCTTCTTCATGAACAGGAGTGAGCCACGCAGGATTGAAAACTTTAGTTTTGTTGTTTTGCACGCAGTTCTTCTAACTTGCTTCGGCCCTTAACTTCAGCAACGCCAATTCTAGTTCTATCAGTTGGAGTAAATCCAAGCAATGACAAATTACCTACAATGGCTTTATCCAATTCGCGTAGTGCTTTACGCTCGCGCCAGGCTTCTGGATTATTCCAAACTAATGCGCGAAGACGAACGCGCTCATCAACCATTTCGCAAGTCATAAGCAAAAGTTCTGAATCGGTATTTTTTGAAATCCAGGTTTGGCCTATTGACCAAACTCTTGTCCATAACGCTAGGCCAGACTCAAACAATTGCCGGTCTGGTTCTGGAATGCCAACTGACTGATGCAACTGAATAACATCATTTTCTTTTGGCAATGCGCGTTTACCTGGATTACCAAGTTTGCGTTTTACTTCATTTGGTTTTGGTGGATTAGGCATGTTTACTCCGGAATAAATTCCGCTCCACAGTCAGGACAGATAACCGGCTTCTTCTTAGGCGCGGCTAATTCTTCTGATGGTGGTTGTAATTTTTCAAAACCGACATCATCTAATTCCCAGCCAACAGAATCTAATTCGATTAACTGTGCTGCAAGTTTTTCAGAATCCCATTCAGCCATTTCAGCAGTGCGATTATCTGCAAGCGCATAAGCGCGTTGCTGCTCCCAGCCCCACGATGCCGGAACTCGTACCGCCTGGATCTCGGTCCACCCTAATTGCTTCGCTGCTTGCATTGTTCCATTCCCGGCTAACACAATGTTTTCGCCATTGATCACAATTGGTTTTTGCTGCCCAAACCGCGCAAGCGATCCAGCGATTGCATCCAGGTTCTTTTGGTTATGCTTTCGCGCATTATCTGGATCATGCTTTAAATTCTTGATTGCAATTTTTTGGATTTCCATAGTTTTACAGTCTGCCATAAAACCTTTCAAAAAAACGTTTTGAAATGCGGAGCCACGCGCTGCGCTAGGTCGGGGTCTATTTCGGACCTGTAAGCCAAAAAAAAACCCACCCCCGGATTGATCCCTAGGGGCCTTTGAAATCGGCTAATTTTGCGTTTCTGGTGCTTTATTTCCACGTCTGGAGTTGCAGGACCGATGGGCCGGTAAAAGTGGAGAATTCGGATCTCCAGGGTAATAATGGTCTGCGGTCCAGGGATCATTAGGCATAGGTCCTAAGCCACAAATCCAACAGATTTGAGCATTTGCTCTAACTGCTTTCGCTAACTTGTGATAATCGCCTTTGTAGTGCTTGCGTGTTGCGTTACGCTGCCGGGTCTGGATGGCTTGGCACACATCACAAATTGAAGAATTTCGCGTTAATGTTTTACATTTCAAGCAAGGCTTCTGGAATCCCATATACGCTGCCTATCCCGGCCCTTTGTCTGGGCTTCTATTGTTTGGAGATCTTTCCGTTTTTGTGGGATACATAGACATCTATGCTCCCCCTGGTATATGGATCAAACATTGAAGATGTTTCGATAGATTGCTTGGCCATTAGGTCGTGGTTCTTATTCCAGTTCTCGCTGTATTGGAACGATGCTAGATGTCCCAATGCTAGATGTGATCCAGATCCGATTGCCCAATAAGGTTCAGCGATGTTCATATCGAATAGCGTGCCAATGTGGAATGCTCGGCCATAGATAACCAGGATTGCTTCTGCACTGTAATCATCCTTCTTATCGTCAGGATTAAGTTCAGCCTTAATGCGTGGTACTACATTCAGTACCATCCATTGCGCCCAGTCTTCTGTCTTCTTGTTATGTAGTGATGCTGGTGGTTTTGGATACTTCACTGCATATTGGAATAAATCTGCATCTCTTGCAGTACCAGTAACGGCGATTAGCCATTGACCTTGTTGAACGATCTTAATTCGATCAGGCATCAT